TGGGGTTTTCTCCCAGTTTTTTTCCAATTGAGCTCCAGGTGAAAACGTAAAGTACATTTGTCAGCCTGAAGTTCGTTTAGTTTTAGTTCGGATGCAGCGAAGAGCTCAAGCTCCTCTATTAGCCCTTCATAAAATTTGCCATCGTGTCCGACTGCAGGGTTACCTGCGTGGCGATTTCACGATTGATCCGGCACAGCTTCAGGGCATTCTCGGGTGTGAAGGGTTCGGAGATAGGACGGAAGCGACCCAGTTGATCGTCATCCAGTCCAGTCGTCTGACCCACTCCACGCCAGCCTGCCATGCGAACGGCAGCCAGACGCTGGCCGAACTCTACATCAGATTCCACAGTCTCGAACTCGACCGTCTTGGAACCAACCCCCACGCGCCGCTGAACTTCACGCGCAGCTTCCTTCTTACGACGGGCGTTAACCAGCTTGGCAATTTCCGATGTGACCTTCTCGGATTGCGCCCCCAGTACAGACAGGAAGACCCCAGTGGGTTCCCCCGCGGCATTGATATATTCAAACTCGAATGCTTCGGTACTGGCCTTGACTGCGTCCAGATCGTCGATTGAGAGAGCTGCGTTTTTCATGATGAAGTCCTTAATGGTTAGGAGGGTTGGGAAACTTAGGCAGCCTGGCTGTCTTGGATGGAAATAATGGTTTGGTCGTTCGCCAGTGCGGCTCCACCCAGTCCATTCATTTCAGCGGTGAAGGGGAAGGTCTTCATGATACCCTTCTCTCCGTCATCTGAACCATCACCGGTGAACTTAACCGCGGACATTGAATATGCCTGGAAGTCACTTGCGTCGGTATCGTCATTGGCAGCCACCAGGACTACATTGACCAGAGTGGAAGCATCGAACAGCGCACTCATTACGCCGTTCTCGAAGAAGGCCGTTATGGAACCTGAAACCTTAACTCGTCCCCGCTGTATGTCAGGAGCCACGTTGGTTCCAATAACCGCCCCCATGGTGGCCGCTACGCCGTCAATTTTGATGGAAGCAGCGTTAACGTTGGCGACTTCGACCCCGTTCACAATGATGGCACCGGACACGGAGGTTTGCACCGCTGTAGTAGTGGCAGCCGTAGGAGTGGTCAGAATCTGAACAGCACCGATTGTGCGGTTCAAACCCACGAAGCTAGCCGAGAATGTCGAGTTGCCGTTGGCTGGCAAACCGATGTCCACAGAGGCTGGAACCACGTCCGTGAACAGTTCCGAGCGGGTGATGTCGGAATACCATTCCTCAACCGTGTAGTATTCACGGGTGTGGGATGCCTGTGGAACAATGGATTTCTTACCAGGAACCGCAATAGTACAGGCCGTACCAGAACCCGTCGTCATGATGGTTCCGTTAATGGTAGTAACTGTAGCCACTGTGGCCGACAGGGCCGTGATAAGCAGGTTCTTATTCAGACAGTTGGCGGCCAGACCTGTAGAAGCAGTGATCCGGATCACATCACCGATTTTCAAACCGCCGGCTAACAGGCCCGTGGTGGTCAGGGTATAAGCCCCGATAGTTCCGCTTACGGTAATTGACAGACCAGTCAAGTTTGCCGTTGCAGTAAAGAGCTTACGCAGCAGCGAGGCCAGAATGGTGCTGTAGGTATTGGGTGAGCAGACCCCGGAGAGTGAACCAGACACATTGCGTGTGCCAGGCGTTACACCGGTCGACTGTTGATGTTGAACGATTTCGTTGTTTTCAAACGAGTCTTTCATGAGCTTGAATTCGCTCTTCTCACGACGCATAACCTGTCCGCCTGTGCCAGTGGCCGGAACCCCTAGCCCAGATTGTTTCTTGAACACCGTGATTTTACTGATACCTTGTGCAATGGGCATGATTAGCTCCTAAGAATAGATGAATGAAGAAAAAGGAATTTTCACGGGTTGGTACCAACGATCACCGTCAGGAGTGCCCGAACTAATTTCCGGAGTTCTAGTAATGGTTACTCGGAACCCCATGTTGGTAAAGGCAGCAGCTCGTTTGAAAGTGTCCCTTATCAACTTACCCCGAGTCTCACAGTTAGCCGTCCCGGCCTGAAGTGGAAACATAAGCGATACCTGAAAGATTCCCTCTTCCAGATAATCACCGCCCATCGAGATATTGGCCGGTCTTGCCCAGATGATATTCACCCTTTGATATGGTGTAGCTGCATCTGGAGCATTGAAGGTCGTATTTTCATAAGCGGTTGCCATCATCGGGTCTATGGCCTTCAGAGCAACCTCAAGTGCGGCCCGAATTGCTACTCGGCTCATGCTAGACCCCCCACAGATTCGTTGACGATCTGCTGAAACTGCAGCACGGTAATCCCTACCATGCCCTGGGGAGCTTGACGTGACCATCCATCTTCCAAACGACGTGCGTAAGGAAGGTTGTTTGCAATCCAGTGAATGCTACCGGCCAGCTTACCCTCTGGCATCTTCAGGGTGATCCGACTCATGGACAGATCACCCGTTTTATCGATAACATTGAAGGTCCCAGACGGTGGGCTACGGAATCCGTAGTCCCAGTTACCACGGAAGCGTCCACCTGAATATCCCTTTGGAGGAGGGCTCTGCCAATAGGAGGCATCACCCACTGGGCTCATGTGAATAACCGAATCAGCTACCCCCGCGATGATTCGCTTGATGGCCAGTTCGGCATTGTTCCCAGCTTTCGCCGTGAATGCTTTGACGTCGAGTGCGAAGCTCATATTCTTACGTGCACGTCGTAGATAACCACTACGGATGCAGGTTTGATAGTACCAACCGAGACCACAGAATAGTTGGTTCCGTTGATAATAAAATGGTCTTGAGCTTCGCATGACCCGTTAGGATCGAGCAAAAGTTGTTTGTCATCTGACTTAACTAGCTGGCCGCGAACCATTGAGATTCCGGTCGATCCGCTAAAGTCGAATAGTGCTCCAATCCGTGGAGTGTCAACATCCGTATGAGTGGCCTGTCCAGTCTCAGGATCATAGGCACCCAGTGTGGAAGACCGACGAACCACCGGTCCACCGAACTCAGTCAAGAGCTCCGTGGCTAAGGTGGCAAGTGAAGCGTAGTCGAAGCTCATCGACGCACCATTTGAACTTGACTACCGAAGCTCTTTAGGTACATCTTCAGAATGTTGTCGATTTCAACGTACCGAATCTCAGGGCTAGAGCCCTCGGCGTAGGATGTGGAGATTGCCCCCACAGTCACGGAGGATTTCCTCTGGCCCTGATCATTCAGAAGTTTTCCGGCAGCAGCTCGGAGGGCCAGTGAGCAGCAGGCATTCTTCACCCGTTGTGGAACAGTGTTCGAGGCAACCGAGAGCATGGTGTTCCCATCCTTGATCTGTACGTTTGCACGCGGCCAGTCCAGCGATTGGTCTCCTGATAGACGAGACCCTTTCCAGTTCGTGGCGGGGTACTGACCCAGCAGGTATTCCGTGGCCCTACGGAGCGCCTGCTCCTGCTGCGCGGTGGTGATTCCGGCCCACTGGGAAGCGCCCTGGTTGTTATGGTACGTAATGGACTCCGCTACACTGGCATAAGACTCAGCATTTGCTAACCCAGTTCCGTCTTCAACGATTAATGCCATGTTATGCTCCTAACGGGTAGTCTTGAGAGACTCCCGCTAATGGGTAACCCCAGGCCTCTACACCTGGATACTCTGTAGAGATCCCACTCAGGGGATAGCTCATTGCAGCGACGGTTGGATATAGGGTGGGAATACCGGCCAGCGGGTATTGAAGTATGCTAAGCGGAGTTATAACCTGAAGGGTGATACCTTCCGCGATGGCATTTCCAACCGAAGTACCAAAGATGCGTTGCAGCTGGGCTACGAGTCCTCCGGCCGTTGAATTGCCAGGGCCGGCAGGTACCCGAATGGTAGTTCCTACACTCGAAGTTACACCAGTAGCGGCTGCTGCAGCAATCGTAGATTGCAGGGTCTTATTCGTAAGGACGGATACACCGGTTGCGGTCGACTGCCCAACCCCCGTTACGAGACGAACGGATGTCTGAGAGGTTACCCCAGTGGCCATGGATAAACCCACAGAGACGGGGATCACAACATTCGTAGACTGAGGGGTTCCGGTTGCGGTGGCATTACCCACTAGACAGGTGATAACCGTAGAACTTGCAACGATAATGTTGAAGGAAACCCCGACAGCGGAGGAGTCTCCACTTACCGACGGAATGGATACGTTAAGTGAGCTAGAAGCCCCCGTAGAGGTAGCGTTTCCAACACTGCCCACTAACGAGGTTGGTAATAGGGAGGAAACCCCCAGCGCAGGGGCTACCCCGACCTGAGTAACCACCGAACGTGGTAGCAGGCATGAAACTCCAACCGCCGGAGCAAGTCCCACCTGAGCAACTACAGAACGGTTGAGCCTGGTAATAACCCCCACCGCAGAGGATAGTCCCGGACCTGCATTTAGTGTAAGGGGCAGAAGAGCAGATACACCCACGGCAGGTGCTGAGGCCACGTTACAGGTGATGACGGTTCCACCGCCTCCCCCAGTTATCGTTTCGACGACCTCGGAATCAAACCAAGCCGCTGGAGACAGTTCGGCCTCAAACCAAGCTTCGGTTTTTAGCTCACTATCGAACCAGGCTAGGTATGCCATGCTATTTCTCCATTACCACTAGTTCGCCGGCAAAGAATGTGGCCGTCGCGGCTGAAGCCAGAATGGCATGATGCATACAGGTGCCGTTGTATAACCGAATGCCAGGCATTCCGACAACCTTCTGTGCAGTCACGTTAGGAATGGTGGTTCCGACGGTGGCGATGTCTCTCGCGATGAAAAGGTTGACCGCTCCAGTCAGCCAGCTGGTGGCCCCAATATTGAAGCCCTGAATAGATTGCACTCCGGTGTCCCCAGCGGCCAGGTTGTACCACAGAA